AGGACGCAGGGCAAGCCCTGGTAGAACAACTCAAGGATGCGGTGTTTGTATCAGGAGCAACCAAGGCCAAGGACCGACAAGATGAATATGACGAAGTGGCCGTGGCCGACGGCAAAATCATCGTGGCCACTTATGGTGTGGCTGCAGTGGGTATCAATATACCTAGGATTTTTAATCTGGTGCTCATTGAACCAGGCAAGAGCTTTGTACGTGTTATTCAAAGCATAGGACGTGGTATACGCAAAGCCGAGGACAAAGATCATGTGCAGATCTGGGATGTCACCAGCACCTGTAGGTTTGCCAAACGACATTTGACCAAACGCAAGACCTTTTACAAAGAAGCCAACTATCCATTCACACAAGAGAAATTGACTTGGAAATAAGGTTGCACTCTTAGAAAAACATGTTATAATCATTGTATGAGAATACTTACATTAGAAAATCATCATTTTGAGCTGGATCATTTGCCCGAAGAAGTGGATGACATGCGCTTTGCCATATTTGACAACAGTGATCCTCAGGATCCGGACTATCACTACATACCTTTGATCTTTCTAGAAAGTTTCACTGCGCCGGCCCTGGTCCTGCGCATAGGAGAGCACAGAGTCCGCATGCCAGTGGACTGGCAGATCCTGATTGGTGAGCCAGACCTAGGCGATCTAGAGGTCCTGCCTTTGACAGCAATCAACGATCGAGGATTCAAAGCATTTCAGTTCAATCCACTCAGCAGTTTCAGGCCCAGTTTTTTAGACGTAGAAATCATTGATGTGTATCAGGAGGTAACCTGGTATGCACCCAAGTTGAAAAATGGTCAGATGCTGTGTGTGCCTATAAACGAAGGCGACAAACCGGACTGTGTGTACTTTGTCAAGGACATCAGCAGAAACTGCGAAGTGGTCAACTACAATCAGGCCTGGTAATGGACAAGCTGTCAATACAGAACGAGATGACACAGTTTGATCGCAAGAATCGCAAATTCTACGACGAACTTTCAAACGAAGAACGCAAAAAGTTTTCAAATTATCTCATGATACGTTGGGGCAGCAGCGTGCAAGGTTCTCAAGACCTACAAGAATTTTACTTGATTTCAACCAACCAAAGACTCAACAAACATTTCTTTGCCATCAATCGTCATCCCAAGTTGCAATGGCTGTGTGCCACGGCAGTGAGTCCGGGTATGGGCACACAACGACATGCCTGGATTGCTCCAAAGAAAAAGCCAGCCGGTGCTGGCACTATGAAAAAGCAACTAGCCGAAATATGGCCACATCTCAAGGATGATGAACTAGAAGTCATGGCCTCGATCACTACCAAAAAAGAACTGGATGAGTATATGCAAGAACTGGGTCGTGAAAAGTAATGCACGAATGTAGGTACTGCAAAAAAAGTTTTGTCAAAGAAACCAGTCTTGAGGTACACATGTGTGAACCCAAGCGCAGATTTCAGGAACAGGATGAGCGTGGAGTGCAATTGGGACTACAGGCCTACCTGAAGTTCTATGAAATGACACAGGGATCTGCACGTCTTAAATCATTTGACGATTTTGCAGCCAGTCCTTACTATCGTGCATTTGTAAAGTTTGGCAGATACTGTGTGGATATACGTGCTATCAATCCTGCTAGATTCATGGAGTGGTTGCTGAAGAACAACCGTAAGATTGATCACTGGGCACGGGATACCATATATACTGAATACTTGGTAGACTACTTGCGTGTGGAAAATGTCAACGATGCCTTGGCCCGTGCCATGGAGTTTAGCATAGACTGGGCAGAGGAAACCGGCAACCCTGCAGAGGATTGCCTGAGATATGGCAACACCAATGCCATGGTCTATGCTGTAACTGTCGGACGTATTAGTCCGTGGATTGTTTATAATTGTGCGAGTGGTCAAAAGTTTTTGAGCGAACTTGATGCTACACAGATCGCCATGGTATGGCCTTATATAGATTCGGAGGTTTGGATGAAAAAATTTGCAGACTATGTGGCTGATCAAGAATATGTGCGTGAAATATTGAACAAGGCTGGGTGGTAGCTGACATGAAAATACTGGTTCACCTTGACAATAATACTTCAGAAAATAGTACAGCCTTGCAGGTGTTTGATTACTATTATGCATACAATCAATCTAGGAATAAACACAATAACTATCGAGCTGACTGTGAAATAAAAATTGGTAAAAACATGTCAATAGAAGCCGGAGCCGTCAATATTGGATTCTATCACATGCCAAAAACTCCTGTGGACTCTGACAAGTTTGACTTTTTAATTGTGGACGGAGGACAACACCATCTTGAGGTTTGCACTCCAGAAATGTATCGGGCTTTTGTTGAATTAGAAAATTGTTATTTTTTGACCTCAGCCGTGGTTGTTGACGGTTATCCTGGCGCGGATAAACTGTTGACTTTCCCCTTCACTCAGATCACACGTGATTTCATGACAAGACCATTTTATCCACAATACTATGATCGTGGCAGTCAAAAAATTGAGAACAGCAGGCAAAACATAATCTATATCAATGGTCAAAACAGACCCCATCGTCGATACATGTCGGATCTGTTGGAAGCCATCGTGGGAACTGCTATGACCATAAGAAAAAATAACTATCCCACTGCATCAACACTATTAGACAGCTTTTTTGAAACCAGACAAGATACACAATTCAGAGAATTTGTAAATAATTACTGTGCCAATGAAGACACCATAGATCAAGAAACTCAAGGCTATTATGATAGATCAATTCAAATTGGTATAGATCAAAAATTTGGACGGAGTCCTCCGGGCTTCTTTGTCATTGATGAATATCTTGCATATCATTGTGTGGTATTTCCAGAAACCACATGGTTAAATGACGAAGTCTGGATCACTGAAAAACTACTTAAATGTGCAATCACTAAATCTATACCTTGGCCCATTGCTGGGTCCAACACCGATGTGTTGTATAACCAATTAGGATTTAAAACTGCTTGGAATTTGTTGCCAGAACAGTTACAATCATATAATTACGAAAAAGATCATATAGCAAGATATCGCATGTGTGCAGAAGCCATTAACTGGATGGCTCAGCACCCTGAAATATTGGTCAGTGCGCAAGCTCAAGATCTTGTCGAACACAACTACAATTACTTTTTTTCTAACACAATAGAAGCACTGGGACCAATAAAACTTGATCAAATTTTGCGGAAATATTCAAAATGAGCGCAGACATTGATATCGACTTGGCCGACAGAGATCAATTGTTGCAATTAATCCAAGCCGTTCCGGCACGACAGGTCAATCAAGGGCAAGTTCGTCGTCACAACAGCGGAGTATATGTCACAGACATACCCAGGGATCCGGTCAATGCTTGTGCGGCCATTGACTATGAAACTGCTGAACAACTTGGATATTTCAAGATCGATCTACTAAACATGTCAGTGTATCAACTGATCCAGGATCAGACTCACTGTGATCAAATGTTGGTGCAAGAACCACCGTGGGAAAAACTATGGACTGATCCAGACTGGGCAAAACAATTAGCCCACATCGGTAACTACACTGAACTACTTAAAACCATGAAACCAGATAGTATTCCTAGGATGGCAGCTTTTATATCTATTATTAGACCCGGCAAAGCACACCTACAGAATCTGCCTTGGGAGCAAGTGTTTGCCTCAGTGTGGGACGGTGATGACAGCCGAGGATTTGTGTTCAAGAAATCACATGCGATTAGTTATGCGGCCTTAGTAGCCTTGCACATGAATCTGCTCAGTCAATCCTGCGTACCAGAGTGATGCTTTTTCGCTTGCTTTTTCGGCTGGCCATTTCGCTGAGGCTGCACACAGGACCATGCAGGATGGTGAGATCTTTGTTGGTAAATGTGCGTAGATAAGCACGAAATGGGTCCCAGTCGCCTTTGAGGAATATGTTTATGGGTATACTTCGATTTGATTCCCACCACCATACATTGGCAAGTTCTATGAATCTATGTTTGGATGCCGCATCTTGTATGGCTCCAAAATCATAGATCGTGGTCACTGCCGTGTCTTGATTTTGTATGATGCCAACATATTCGGTGCTGGCATACACACACAAGGTGATAAATGGGTATTTTTCAGCCAGTCGGGCAAAAATGTCGTGATTCATAGGTCGTGATATTTACCAATTAGGTCGCTGGGTCAAATCTTACCCGGCTAAATACTCTGTATGTACTCGACTCAGACCTATATATATCAGCAGATAACGAAAGTTTTGCTCATGGATACCGGTGCGGGCGAAACATTTATCTATAGGTATGATCCTGTGTACGCAAAAGTCCTGACCATAAACAAAGGTGTTGATAATGTGTTGTTATTTGAGTTTATCAACCAACAAGAAAAACCTGTCAACATCACAGGTAGCTCGTTTCTATTCCGTGTGATCAGCACCGAGGGCGATGTTTTATTGTTGGAAAAACCCATGGTCACGCTGAACGCACCCACTGGGCGTGCCAAGGTGACCTTGAACAGTGCAGAATTGCTGGAAGTCTTGGCCCAGCCGGCTTCTTATTCAATAACCAGAACCAGTGGAAACTTGACCGAGGCAGTGTTTACCAACGCACAAGCCGGGGCACGGGCTCCTGTTAACATCGTGGATTCGGTGTTGCCAGAACATGTTCCCAGCGCACCACTTACTATTCCTACCATGGAACTCAGCGCACAGTTCAGCTATGATGGCAGTGGTTATGAAAATTATCCCAACAGTCCTTACTGGGCCGGTGGAGGATCAGGCGGCACCGGGGGTGGATGGAACAGCTATGTGAATCCGCAATTTGTTAGTAGTTTTATTGAGCCACGTCAGGCAGTGACCACGGTGCAAATGGACCTAGTAGGTTATACCGGCACAATCAAAGCACAGGCTGCCGATAACTATCAAAGTATCTGGTACAACGTCACAGACAGTGTGACCTATTTCAATGAAACACGCACCATACACTGGAACATAGTGGGATGGTACCCCTTGTTGCGCCTGGCCTTTGACAGCAGTCTGTTTGCAGTGCCCTATTATCAAAATCAAGTGCCGGCTGCTGCCACGGCCTTTGTTGAGGACGGAGTTATAACCAGTATCTCCATGCAAAACAACGGCAGTGGATACGCAGCCAAACCATTGGTCACCATTGCCGGAAACGGTGCCGGGGCCCGAGCCGAAGCCATATGGGACCCAGCCACTGGTGCAGTCACAGGAATCACGGTGCTGGATGGCGGCAGCGGATATTGGCGCATACCAAATGCAGCTATCACTGGCGGACAATATCCTGTCAGTCCCCAAAATCAAGGTGCCGCGGTGATCATCAGCACCGGATACATTGAAAATCTCTTGTACCGATAAAGATTGATTAGTTCCAAAAATCATGTTACAATAGCAACATGATTGATGTGATCTCTTACCTGCCCGCACGACGCAAACCCAGTGCTTCTGGTTGGATCAGTTTCAATGCACCTTGTTGTGAACACCAGGGCGAAAGCCGCGATCGACGCAGTCGTGGAGGTATCAAAACAAGTGATGCAGGATGGAGTTATCACTGCTTCAACTGTGGCTACACTGCCAGCTTTATCCTGGGCCGCAATCTTAGTTTTAAAGCACGCAAGCTCTTGTCATGGTTGGGTGTGCCCACGGAAGAAATAGAACGCATCAACTTAGAAAGCCTTAAGCATAAAAACATGGAGGGTCTGTTGAGCGATCGGCAACGGTTAAGCAACACCTTGCAGGGAATAGAGTTTGAGGAACGTGACTTGCCCCCGGCTGCAGAACTGGTAACCACCAAGCATGATCCGCACTGGAATTATCTACGCAGTCGGTGTGTGCCTGAAGACTACCCTGTGATGACTGTGCTGGAGAATGATAATGTGCATTGGACAAGGCCACAGGTCATAGTGCCGTTTACCTATGATAACAAGGTTGTGGGCTACAGCAGTAGAATGTTGGACAATCGTCAGCCCCGATACATACACGACACACAGCCTGGCTATGTGTTTGGTACAGACTTGCAAGGGGCAGACTGGCAGTATGCCGTCGTAGTAGAAGGAGTGTTTGATGCACTCAGCATCGGAGGCTTGGCGGTGTTGCATGCTGAAATCAATGATGCACAGGCACGCCTGATACGCAGTTTGGGTCGTGAAATCATCGTGGTGCCTGACCAAGACGAAGCCGGCATGAAATTGGTGGATCGTTCCATGGAACTAGGATGGAGTGTAAGCATGCCCGCATGGCCTGCAGATGTCAAAGATGTCAATGATGCTGTGATTCGTTGGGGAAGATTGGCAACTTTGATAACTATCTTGCAGGCCCGAGAAACCAGTCGAATCAAAATAGAACTAAGGAAGAAACAACTTGTTAAAAGACTACGGACTTGATGTCCAACGCCTATTCTTAGAAATGATGTTGCAGGACGCAGAGAGCTATGTGCGTGTGCAGAACATCTACAACCCCGAAAACTTTGATCGCAGTCTTAGACCAGCGGCAGAGTTTATCGCCCGGCACAGTGACGATCACAAGACCTTGCCTACGGCCGAACAGATCCGTGCGTCCACTGGTGTGGCCTTGAATCATATTCCAGATTTAAACGAAGGACACTTTGAGTGGTTCATGAACGAGTTTGAAGGCTTTACTCGACGCCAAGAACTGGAACGTGCGATTCTCAAAAGTGCAGACTTGCTGGAAAAAGGTGAATATGATCCTGTGGAAAAGCTGATCAAGGATGCTGTACAGATCAGCCTGACCAAGGACATGGGCACAGACTACTGGAGTGACCCAAAAGCTCGTATCAACAAATACTTCAACTCAGGCGGACAGGTATCAACAGGGTGGCCGCAAATGGACAAAATCCTGTATGGTGGATTCAGCCGCGGCGAACTGAATATATTCGCAGGCGGATCTGGATCAGGTAAATCTTTGGTCATGATGAACATAGCACTCAGTTGGCTACAGGCCGGACTGTCGGGCGTGTATATCAGTTTAGAACTTTCAGAAGAACTCTGTGCGTTGAGAACTGATGCCATGTTGGCCGGAATGAGCACCAAAGAAATCCGCAAGGACATAGATCAAACTGAGCTCAAGGTCAAACTTGTGAGCAAGAAAGCCGGACAGTATCGTATCAAAGCCCTGCCAGCACAGAGCAATATCAATGATATAAGAAGCTATATCAAAGAAGTGCAAGTGCAAACAGGATTGCGAGTAGACTTTGTCATGTGTGATTACTTGGACTTGCTGATGCCAGTCAGCGCAAAAGTCAGTCCCAATGACTTGTTTGTCAAAGACAAGTATGTATCAGAAGAACTGCGTAACTTGGCCAAAGAACTCAATGTGTTGTTTGTAACAGCAAGTCAGTTGAATCGTAGTGCGGTGGAAGAAATAGAGTTTGATCACAGCCATATTTCAGGTGGTATCAGTAAGATCAACACAGCAGACAATGTGTTTGGTATCTTTACCAGCAGAGCCATGCGTGAGCGTGGCAAGTATCAAATACAATGTATGAAGAGTCGTAGTAGCACAGGGGTAGGACAAAAGATTGACCTGGACTACAACATTGAGACCATGCGTATCACAGACCCGGGTGAGGAAGCAGGTTCGGTCAATAGTTTCCGCAAACCCGACATTCTTAACAGTATTAAAACACAAAGCAGAATGTCTGCACCTGTTGAAGAAGAAGTCGTTGAATCTGGCAAAATATCTGCCGATGTACAAAGCGCCAAACTCAAACAGTTGCTGGGACAAATCAAGACATCATGAATTTGATATGTTTTCCACACTACACTTGCGGTGGATTACTGTGTGATATTTTGACTGAAAACTTTTCTAGTCTTGGATCAAATGGTGGAATCAATTCATTTCACCATTCCATGGGGAAAATTGGAGATGCTGACACAGTGATGATTGATTATGATGCATCGGAGTTTTTGAATCAATTAAAAAAAAGAAACGTTGCTGATTCAGATTGGATTGGCACTCATTGTTGGCCAGGGAAATTAGATCTATCATTGTTTGACCAAGTCATTGTGGTGACTACCTGTACATTCAAAAGCCAACTATATCGTTGGA